AAATGCAACTGAAGCAGGGGTTAAAGAAGCTATCGAAAAAGAATATTGTAATACACTTAGTGAGTTTGGAGTTGAAAAATGGGGTAAGTGGTGTTTTGGGTTATACTTTATAAGTTGGGGTAATCTGGTTCAGTTATTTGTTGAAGATGGTGAATTTGATGGGAATGCTCTTGATGTGTTAATACAAAAGATTGAAAAAAAATTCAGGCACGGTCTTCCTGAATATTACGAAATGGAATACTATGTAATGGACAATGAAATGTTTGAATCTGAGTCTTGTGAAAAATTGGTTAATTTAATTGATGAATATATAGAAAGAGCCCAAGAAGAATTTTCTTCTGAATATATGAAAATTATGAATAAACTCTCATCTTTGGATTTATTTTATAGAAAAGAAATTCCAGGTCAAAAAAATTTATTTATAAAAGTAGAGTCAGTTGATCCTGAGACATTAAAGGTAAAATATTTGATTGGGTCAGGAAGTTATTTTAGTGATCGTAAATATGGTTTGGCAACTGCTGATGAGGTAATCGCAATGGCAACTCAGCCAGGTTTATTCAACCCAACTGAGTTTAGAATTCAACCAGGTCAATTAAGGTGATAACGATCTTTTAAAATCTTGTATAATTTTAACCCATCTTCATCATCAATATAAAAGTGGTTTTCATCGTATATGTCGGCAATTATAAACCCATCTTTTTCTTCAATTATGTCAATAGATGTTAATTGATGAACCTCATCATAAAATGGGCTTTCATCAACATCATCAAAATTATATAAAGATTTAACAGGTTTTGGTTCATCATATTTGAATTCGTATTTTTTCAAACCAAGATCTTTAACCATATTTTTTCCAGCTTCGATTGCTCTCTCTACATCATCGATACATACAAATTCGTTTGCTGTGTGCATATTATAATAACCACATGACATATTGATACAAGATAGATCAGATAGTTGTTTAATCATCATAATATCGGTATATGGGTGAGACTGAACCATCATTTCATTACCAAAACCTTTTGTGATTGATCGAATTGCGGTATTGAAGAAATCTCCATTCTTATCAAATAAAGTGGTTCCCATGCAAGCCTGTGAAATTAGATGATCACCAGGTGCGTCATATTGGGTGCAATAACCAACATCTTTTAAAAACTCTTTATCTACCAATTTTGATCCATGGCAACCTGTTTCTTCTGAAACAAAAAACGCAACTTTAACTTTATCTAATTGAGAAAGAAGTTCCAAACAAATATAAATTCCACATTTGTCATCGCCACCAATTCCTGTTGGGTTATCGTCTTTATCATATGCCTTTAAACATAAAACTTGATCCCTTCCAAAATCTTTTCCAAATGTAAATGGACGAATAAGATATTCTTCTTTAACAATTATTTCATCGATAAGATCATGAACCGTATCGGTGTGGGAAATAAACATTGGATAAAATTCACCTTCATCTAATGTTCCTTTGGTTGCGTATATGTTATTATGTTCGTCACAAGTTAAAGTAACTCCATCCATATCCCCAATGGTAGAAATTAAATATTCTACCATTTTACTTTCCTTATAAGTCTTGGTTGGGACAGATAAGAGTTCTTTAAATTTATTTAGATTCATTTTGAATTGTTTTTACAAAGATAGTTGAATAATTGTTAATAAAAAAATTTATTCCTTCTTTTTTCTACCTCTTTTTGGTTTTTCTTCTTTTAAACCAATAATAACATCATCATTTTCCACTTTCAAAACATATTCTTTGTCTTCTTCAATTTCCATCATTAAGATTTTTTCAGAAATTAAATCTTCAATTTTATTTTGAATTGCTCTTTTGATAGGTCTTGCACCAAAAGTTTCGTCAAAACCAACTTTGGACAAATAATTAACCAAATCTTGTTCATAAGAAAAATAGTATTTTTTCTCTGAAACTCTTTTTAATAATTTGTCAATCTCTAACTTGGTAATAACGTCAATGTGTGGTTTTTCTAAAGAGTTAAAAATTACAACATCATCAATTCTATTTAAAAACTCAGGTGAGAAAAACTTTTTCATTTCTTTTTTCAGCACATCTTGTTTTTCTTCTTCTTTAACAACATCACTTTTTAGAGGTTGGAATCCCATACCAGTTCCAAAGTCTTGTAATTTTTTAACCCCAATGTTAGAAGTCATAATAATTAAACAATTTTTGAAGTTGATTTTACGACCCAATGAATCTGTAATGTGACCATCATCCAACAACTGAAGAAGTGTTGAGAAGATGTCTTTGTGAGCTTTTTCAATCTCATCAAACAATACCACAGAATAAGGTTTGTTTTTAACTTGTTCTGTTAATTGACCACCTTCATCGTGACCAACATATCCTGGAGGAGACCCAATCAAACGAGAAATGGTGTGTTTTTCTTGGTATTCACTCATATCTACACGAATCATATTATCTTCACTACCAAAGATTTCTTTTGCTAATTGTTTTGCCAAATATGTTTTACCAACACCCGTAGATCCCAAGAAGATAAATGAACCGATTGGTTTATTTGGATCTTTGATTCCAATTCTATTTCTTCTAATTGCTTTTGAAATTTTATTTACAGCTTCTTCTTGACCAATAACCTTTGAATTTAAACTTTCATTTAAGTTGATTAATGAATTTCTTTCGTCCAAATTAATATTGGAAATTGGAATCTTGGTCATGTTAGAGACCACCTCATAAATTAAATCTTCAGGAATACTTCTTTTACTATTCAATAAACTTTTTTCAAACTTCTTTTTTTCTGAATCCAACTTTGATAAAACATTACGTTCTCTATCTCTTAACTCAGCTGCCAACTCATAGTTTTGTTGTTTAATAACATTCATTTTTTCTTGTTTGATTGCTGTTGCTTCACCTTTTAATTTTTCGATTTCTTCAGGTAATTTGATGTCAATTTGCATTCTTGACCCAACCTCATCCAAAATATCAAATGCTTTATCAGGAAACTCACGATCCGTAATATATCGATCTGCTAACTCAACAAATATCCAAAGAGTTTTATCATCATAAGCCACTTTGTGGTGATCTTCATATTTTGATTTACTCATTTTTAAAATTTCAAATGTTTCCTCCTTTGAGGATGGATCAACAATAACCTTTTGAAATCTTCGATCTAACGCACCATCTTTCTCAAAGTGTTTTCTATATTCATCCAAAGTTGTTGCTCCAACACATTGGATGTCTCCTCTTGAAAGAGCTGGTTTTAAAATGTTTGATGCGTCTAAAGAACCTGAACTATTTCCTGCACCAACCATAGTGTGAATTTCATCAATAAATAAAATGATATTTGGTGCGGTTTGTAGCTCCTCAATAATCACTTTCATTCTTTCCTCAAATTGACCACGATATTTGGTACCCGCAACTAATGAATTCATATCTAATGACACAATTCTTTTATCCATTAAATTTTTAGGACATTCACCATTATGAATCATCATTGCAAGACCCTCAACAATTGCGGTCTTTCCTGCACCTGGCTCACCAATAATAATTGGGTTATTTTTCTTTCTTCGAGATAAAATCTGAGCGATTCTAAAAATTTCTTTTTGTCTTCCAATTACAGGATCTAATTTCCCGTCTTGTGCTAACTTATTTAAGTCTTTACTAAAATTATCTAATACAGGAGTCCCGCTATCAGATTTTTTCTTTGATTTGTCATTTCCTTCGTCCATAAATTCCAACATAACTTTTTTTAATAAATAATAATATTAATGTAATAAAAAGTCCAATATTGTTTTTGTGTTAGTTTAATTCATACTCTGTTTATAATTTTCTATATCACAGAATTGACCTTTATGGTAGATTTTTTATTTCGTATATTTATAGTTATGGAAGGATGGAAAAAATTTGCTGAGTCTTTGGAACTAACAAAAGAGTTAGAAGAAACTTATTATAATATTAGAAGATTTTTTCAAAAAGAGGGGTGGACACAAAAAGACATTGAAAAACCACCATATTATCCTGAAGAATTAATGTTTTATCACAGAAGAATTCAACCATTGATTAGGGAAATAGACCAAACAATTAGAGATTATGGTTTTAATGTTGACGGAACCGAAGTTCAGTATTATATTATGGATAAACTTCGTCATATAGATGACATAACCCCATTAAAAGAACCAGATGGCAATAACTAGTGAAATAATTAGCGGAACTACGATTTTAAATGAAGTTCAATCATCAAATATTGTAAGAACACAATACGATACATTAACAAAAAAAATGATTGCGGAGTTTAAAAACGGAGTAAGGTATGAATATAGTGATGTTCCACATCAAAAATACACTCAATTTAGAATGGCGGAATCACAAGGAAATTTTTTCAACAAAAACATTTCTAAAGCCCACACATATACGAAACTATAATTAGAAAGTATTTATCTGTATGAATACTTCTGATATTTTAAAAAGTTTTGAATCTCAAGATGAACTAAACCCAAAGATATGGGAGAAGGATGGTAAGTCATATACGATGAGACCTGAAGTTAGAGAAAAACTTTTGGAAACAGCAAATATCTTCATCGACTTTTTAGGTGTTGACGTAATAATTACTGATATTATTATGATTGGGTCTTTAGTTAATTATAATTGGTCAAAATTTTCTGATATTGATTTACACATTGTCGTTAATTTTAATCAGTTTCCTGAAAACAGTAGAGATCTATACCTTGAATTTTTTGATTTGAAAAAAGTGATTTTTAATCAAAAACACAATATTAAAATGTTTGGGTATGATGTTGAATGTTTTGTTCAAAAAGAAGATGAGACAACATTTAGTAGTGGTATTTATTCTATTCTTTATGATATGTGGATGAATGAACCTAAAAAACTAAATAAAGAAACTATTGATAAAGAACTAATAAAGGAAAAGGCTAAACAATGGATGAGAATTATAGATGGTGTTGTTGATAACATCGAAGATGAAGATCCTGAAGAGATTAAAAGTATTGTAAAAAAATACAAAGAAAAATTAAAAAACTTCAGAAACTGTGGTTTAGAAAAAGGTGGTGAAATGTCGATAGAAAATTTGGTATTTAAATTACTAAGAAGAAACGGTTATATTGAAAAATTGTATGAATTCCCGACCGAAATTATCGATAAAAAACTATCGATGAAACAATAAAATTTATTGATTCGTTATAAATGTATTTATCGATATATTTATTAAGAAAAAATAATTAAAAAAATATAAATTAATATGTCATCATTAAAACCTATTGGTAGTGAAAAATTGGAAGGTATGGACAAAATCAGAAGAATCATGCAAATTGCAAGATACAATGAAAACATCCCACAAACCGTAAATGAGAGTTCAAAATCAGAATATAAAATTGAACTTGCAGACGGAAAGTCTTATGAAATCGTAAGAGAAAGACAAGGATACATCATTAAAGAATCTTTAAACGAATCTACTGATTACATTGACCCTATTCAAAATAGAAAATATTTTTCTTCTTATTCACAAGCCTTGAAAAAGTTGAATTTAATGGCTCAAGAGTTTAATTCTCTTTTTGAAAATGAAGAAGGTACCTCACTTTTAGGTGAGCAAAAAAAAAAGTTCATACTAAAGACTAAAAAAAACAAGTCTGAGGTAAAACCTAGCGAACCTACACCTTCACCGGCAGTCGATTCGGCTCCTATTCCATCCCCTGCGCCCGTAACACCGCCACCTGCGGATACTGCAACAATACCTACCGACGCTCCTGAACCTTTACCATCTCCAGAGGGGGAAATGGGAGGAGAAATGGGTGGAATGCCAACACCTGAAGAAGAAATGGGAGGAGAAATGGGTGGAGAAATGGGTGGAGAAATGGGTGGAATGCCAACACCTGAAGAAGAAATGGGTGGAATGCCTTCTGATGATATGAGCGGAGAAATGCCACCGGCAGAGGGAGAAATGGGTGTAGAAGATGATATGGGTGATGAGGACAACAAATCCAAAGGACCTTCTGAATTTAAAAGAATTCAAATTTTAGTTGGTAAGTTAGCTCAAAAAATTAGAACTTATGAAGAAAGTGAGGATTTAAGTGCTAAAGACGTAAAATACATTATTAATTCAATATTGTCTGCGATAGATGTCGATGTTTTAGATGAGGACGACATTGAACAAATTATTTCAAAATTAGAAGGTGAAGAGGAAGATGAAAATGGTGATACCAAATCAAACTCTGAAGATGAAATGGGTTCTGAAGATGAAATGGGTTCTGAAGATGAAATGGGTTCAGATGAAGAAATGAAAGAAATGTATTCAACTTATGGTGAAGCTTTTCAAGATAAGTTAGGTAGTACATACGCAAAACTTATGAGTGATGATCTTTTCGAAGATAATGAATATGGTGTTGATGATACTGATGTGGAATTTAGAAAATACGAAAAATTGGACTTTGAAGATTCTCACGGGTTAGAAGATTATTTTGATTTTGACGATATTGAAGATGACATGCCGTTAAGAAGAAAATTAAAATCAAGACCAAGTAATTCTCATTATCACTTGAAACATGGAACATTTGGAGAATCTAAGGTAGAAAAATTGTTGTCCAAATATTTTGTTGTTAATGAAAACGAACTTAAGCATAAATACAAAAAAATAAGTGAAAATAATTTTCAATTAGAGGCAACAATTCAATTTTTGGAGAAAAACCCAAAATCAACTTTTATGGGTAAAACTTCCAATGGTAATTTGATTTTTAAAAACGGATTAAAAGAAAACAAAATAACCAAATCAGGTGTAATTTTATGAATTATCTAATATACATAAATGGTTTAGGTCCTAACTATAAAGGTGATAATATATACGAATTTATATTTTCAGATACTTTAGAAGTTTTTGGTGAAAATTGGGAATCAAAACCCGCAAATGGATATCCAGGACCACCTGATATAGAATACATAAGAAAAGTAGGTACTTTAATAAATGAAGAAGTTACATTTGATTTAGTACAAAACTCTGATGTTTTTTCAATTATTGACTCAATGGATGGTGTTTTGGCATTAGGATGGGAAAAGGAAAACGATGAGAAGGATTTTTCTTTAATTAAAAGATTAGTTTTTCATTTTGGAGAAACTGAAGAAAGTGTTAAAAATAAATTATACGAAAGAGACATCGTATTACAATCTGAAAAAGAATTTGTTTATGAAAACTAAAGAAAACATAAAAATTTTATTACAAAACGGACTATCATCTGAATTTATTGTTAATCTAAATGAAAACCAAATAAAATCTTTGGTGGAAAGGTTCGGTAAAAATAAAAAAGAAGAAAACAAAGAAGCGGTTACAAAAACCATGACAACAACAACATATAGTAAGCAGGAAGTAGATGATATGAAACCAAAAGGTGGTCTTACAGTTAACGGAAAAGTTTCTCCAAATCCTGATGGATCTGTCACAGTAACAAAAGGTGAGCAGACTGAAGGTGATACTGAGGCAATGATGAAATATGATGCAGGTTTAGATCCAGACCAAGAAATCCCGACTGAAAGTGAAATCAAAGAAAAGTTTGAATCTCAGGCTCAAAGAAATTTCTTTTGGGCAAAATGTAATACAAGTAAAGGAGTTAAGAAGAAAAAATGGTGTGAATTGGCACGAGAGTTTGAGGACTCAACAAGCGAAAAACAGAGTGAAAATATGCCAGAAAAAAAACATCCCGAAAAAACTGTAAAATACAAGAAAAAAGAAACTAATGAAAATTTACAAAAATTCATAGAAAATACTATAGTAGAAATGCTAGAAAAAGAGGTGGATGCAAGAATGTCAAAAAAAGATTTATTAGAGGCAATTAAAAAAACAAAAAAAAAGAATGATTCATTTGTTATTCGTAAACCTAAAAAAGTTACTATGTTTTCTGATGAGGCCCCTATGGAATTACCAATCGGTCAATTGTTTTCTATAGGAAAATCTAAAAAATAAAAAAACTATATGGCTCTGTCCAAAGAACAAGTAATGATCGAATATGTGAAGTGTATGAACGACACTCCATATGCTCTTAGAACTTACTTACAAACATACGACAACACGGTTTCAAAATACGTTCCGTTAGAATTATTTCCCGATCAGGTTTCACTTTTACAAGACTATGAAGATCACGAAGAAAACATCGCTTTGAAGTACCGTCAAGCAGGTGTATCTACCGTAACCGCAGCGTGGGTATCAAAACGATTAGTTTTCGCAAAAAAAACTCAACCTGAAAAAATTCTAATAATTGCCAACAAACTTGATACATCAATGGAGATGGCAAATAAAATTAGATCCTTTGTTGATCAATGGCCTAATTGGGTTGGTGCGGGATTTGCCGCTGAGAAAAACTCACAAAGACACTACAAATTAAATAATGGATCTGAGGTTAAAGCGGTTGCAACATCAAAAGATGCCCTTCGTGGATTTACCCCCACGATACTTGTATTTGATGAGGCGGCGTTTATCGAGGCCGATAGTGATTTCTGGGCTGCTTGTATGGCATCCCTATCTACGGGTGGTAAGGTAATCGTTATCTACACCAAACGGATATGACCAAATTTATTATGAAATATACGATCAGTCATTAAAAGGGATGAATAACTTTAAAATCTCTGAAATGTATTGGTACAGAGACCCAAGATATGCAAAAGACCTTTATCTTGTACCAACTGACGATCTTATTCATTATTTACTTAATATTGATGATTTTGATACCTCAAAGAATATTTCTTTTGCACATGTTGATCCATATGAAAGGGATTATCAAGAACTACAACACTTTTTTAATCAAGGATACAAACCATGCTCCACTTGGTATGAAAAAATGGTTAAAAAACTTAAATATGATAAAAGAAAAATTAACCAAGAGTTAAATTGTGAGTTTTTAGGTTCAGGTGATAATGTTTTTGATAATAAACAACTTGAAGAAATTAAAAATAATTCTTTACAAGATCCCCCATCTAAATTAATGGGTAATTCTCTTTGGATTTGGAAAGAACCTATTGAAGGTCATAAATACATTATGGGTGTCGATGTATCCCGTGGTGATAGTGAAGACTTTTCATCAATTCAGATTATAGATTTTGATGAAAGAGAACAGGTATTGGAATATGTTGGGAAAATACCACCTGATACATTGGCAGAAATTGCTTATAAGTGGGGTATGATGTATAGTTCATTTGTTGTTGTCGATATCACGGGTGGTATGGGAATAACCACAGTTAGAAAGATGCAAGAACTTGGTTATAAAAATATGTATATTGATGGTGTTGATACAACAAATATATGGTCGTATAACCCAAAGGCCGCTGACAAGATACCAGGAATTAATTTTAATAATAAAAGGGTTCAAATAATTGCGGCATTCGAAGAAGCCGTAAGACATAAGTTTAAAATTAAAAGTGTTAGATTATATAACGAAATGAACACTTTCGTTTATATAAATGGAAGACCCGATCACCAAAAAGGACAACATGACGATTTAATTATGGGTATATCCATGGCGATATATGTTGGGGAATCTTCATTTTCAAAATTAGAAAAAGCCACAGAACATACAAAAGTTATGATCGAATCTTGGTCAATGGTATCAAATGAAAACGTTGGAAAACAAATGTATTTTGATCCGACAATACCAAATACAAATGTCGTTAACGACAGATATAGAGCAAATAGTGGTCCAAGCAAAGATGATTATATGAAATATTCTTGGTTATTTGGAACTAAAAGATAATTATATGTATGGGTTTAGATTTCAGAAAACGTAGTGGTAGGATTGCCAATGGGTCTTTACTAATTGTACCAGGTCAAACGATTAATGGTGTAAAAGTTTATCAAACAACATTTTCTCAAAAAAAATCACAAAACAATAAACCTATGGGTCCTGAAATCCCATTACCAACACCCACACCAAGTAATACACCTACACCATTACCAACTCCAACATCTACACCAATACCATCAGTAACTCCTGAACCAACTCAAACACCAACAAATACACCAACACCTACACCAACAAATACACCAACACCTACACCAACAAATACACCAACACCTACACCAACAAATACACCAACCCCAACACCAACATCACCTGTTGTAAATCTTATTGACCCAATAATCACAGAACAAGGTGAGTTTATTCAAGTTGGTAATGATCAATACTTAATGTTTGTGAATCCTACCCCAACCCCAACATCGACAGTAGAATCATTATTAAATGCAATAATAACCAATTCTTATGAATATATTATTGTAGGATCAAATGAGTACTTGGAGTACTAATATTTAAATGACATTTAAATCAAACTATTTAGATATTTATATCTGTATTTAATTTTTTATACATGGAAAATAATAATCAAAATCTAACGGTATGGCAAAGGTTAACGCAAACATTTGGTCCAAACTCAACATTGGGTATGGGTCAACCAACCTATAAGTTAGACAAACAAGAACTTTTAAAAACTCAAGATAAGTCTCAATTCGAAAAAGAGAAACTCCAACAACAACAATCGTTATATCTTAGTAATCAGTGGGGTAAAATAGAAAATAATTTATATACTCAGGCGGTATATTATGAACCAACACGAATAGCTGCGTTCTACGATTACGAATCAATGGAATATACACCAGAAATTTCAACCGCTTTAGATATCTACGCTGAAGAATCTACAACACCAAATCAAGATGGTTATGTCTTACAAGTTTATTCTGAATCAAAAAGAATCAAATCTATATTAGTCGATTTATTTATTAATAAATTAGATATAAACACCAATTTACCGATGTGGATTAGAAACATGTGTAAATATGGTGACAATTTTGTTTATTTAAAATTAAGTGACGAAAGGGGTGTTATCGGATGTTTGCAATTACCAAATATTGAAATTGAAAGACTTGAAAGGGGTATGGAAACCAGAACTTATTCTGCGGTTCCAAACATCAAACAAAAATCATTAAAATTTACTTGGAAAGAAAAAAATACCGAGTTTAACACATGGGAAATTGCTCACTTTAGATTATTGGGTGACGATAGAAAACTTCCTTATGGAACTTCAATGTTAGAAAAAGCTCGTAGGATTTGGAAACAATTGGTATTGGCAGAGGATGCGATGTTGATATATAGAACTTCACGGGCACCTGAAAGAAGAATATTTAAAGTTTATGTTGGTAACATGGACGATAAAGATGTTGAAGCTTATGTACAAAGGGTTGCCAATAAATTTAAAAGAGATCAGGTTGTAGATAATAAAACAGGAAATGTTGATTTAAGATTTAACCAAATGGCGGTAGATCAAGATTACTTTGTTCCAATTAGAGATCAATCAGCACCTGAACCAATTACAACACTTCCTGGTGGTACAAACTTATCAGAAATTGCAGATATCGAGTATATTCAAAAGAAACTTGTAACAGCACTTAGAATTCCTAAGGCTTATTTAGGGTTTGAAGAAGTTGTTGGAGATGGAAAAAATTTATCATTATTGGATATTAGATTTGCAAGAACAATCAATAAAATACAAAAATCGGTAATTGCAGAATTAAATAAGATTGCAATTATACATTTGTTTTTGATGGGATTTGAAGATGAGTTAGAAAATTTTACTCTTCAATTAACAAACCCCTCCAAACAAGCAGATCTATTAATGATTGATGTATGGAAAGAAAAAGTTTTGTTATATAAGGATTTAGTGGCTGAAATTCCAAAGTCAATTCAAGCAACCTCAGCAACTTGGGCTAAAAAACATATTTTTGGATTTTCTGATGAGGAAATTAAACTTGACGTTCAACAAATAAGAATGGAAAGAGCCGTTTCTGCTGAGTTGGATAATACCGCAACTATTATTACCCATACAGGATTATTTGATCAAGTAGATAAATTGTATGGTACCGTCACAGGATCAACTGAGGCTCCTCCATCAGGAGAAGAAGGAGGAATGGGGTCATCACCGATGGCCGGAGGAGGGGGATCTGCACCTCCACCACCTCCAGAGCCAGCAGGTGGTTCAGAACCACCAATACCTGAAGGTGTTGTCCATAAAAATTTGAAGATACTTACAGAATCAAAGGATGAAGACGAGTATTGGGATTTTAACAAAAGTTCTCAATCTTTTGGTGATTTAGATGAAAGATTATCTAAACTTCTTGGTGACTAATATTTATAGATATGAGTAAATTAGAAAAATTACCAGAAAAAAATTTTAAATTCATTCTAAAACGAATGTATGACGATATTGATCGATTTGGTCGAAATGGTGATTTAATTT